ACCCACAGCGGAAGGAGCAGTATCAACGTGGGTGCGATAAGCAACTGCCTTAAATACAACAATGCCTTTTTCTTCGTCATTCGTGATGAGTTCTGTGAGTATTGAGCCGTCTTCAAAGGTTTCATAAAACTTGTGTATCCTCGTATCTACATCTTCATAGTTATCTAAATTAAACATCTAGGGTTTCTCCTTTTGCATAGTCAATTTGTTCCTTCAAAGTCCAGGTTGTGCCATCAGGCCATGCCTGAACTTCATTAGCACAAGATTGACAGTAATGCCTGACAATTAACTTGCCATATCGTTTGCTAGTAATCTGCCAAACAGCTTGCGTTTGTCCACGCAAACTGCTAGTGCCATGCCTGTTCTTGCAGTAATCGCACCACGTGCCTTTCGGCGATCTAGAAAGCATCCAGATCGTGCCAATCCTTGACGGCGAGCTCTCCTGCGATTGCGAAATATGCCACGGCATCAAGAAAGTTATCATTGTGATGGCCTCTAGCTTCCATAACTCTTGCGAGTTTGACCAATGCCATACAGATTGCAACGTCCATTGGTTCAATTTCTCGTTCCAAGTAGTCGCTCCATAGTTTTGATGTTCTAAGCATTGTGAGGTCGTAATGACCATGCGTTTTTGATCTTTCTGCAATCGTGTCAACGGCATTAGTCAATAAATCTTTCGCTCGCAACTGCTTTGCCCCGTCTGTAACCATCTGCCCAGCCTTCCTTATATCCTTTTTCCTTAATGAATACACCCAATGTGTATGCACCTAATACAAATAAAAAGCAATAGAGTGCCAATTCAACTAAACGAATATCATTCAACATCATCGCTCACCCCATGCACATCAAGAAAATAGGCAGCCAAAACTTCACGGCTGATTCTGCCGCGTTCTTGGCTCATGCCTAGTTTTTTCTTTGCGTAATCGCGTATAAATGAAGCTCGCACAAAGTGCTTGCCATCGGTATACGCACCCGACTTACGATCATATCTAATCGCCATGCCCTAAACCCCTTTCAAATAGGATTTCAAATCCTATTTTGAAGGGTCTATATGCTATTTGTCAATCAGCGACACGCCATCAAAGTTATCCATGTGATCATCAATAGTTCTATGGATTGGAAAGATCTCATCAACCATAGCGCTTGCCTTCAACTAAGAAGCTGCCATCTTTTTCTATCGGTATGGCTACTGGCTGAACACGCTTTCTGTCTATGTAGATGATTCCAAAACCTTTTTGCCAGTTAAATGTTCCGCGTGTGTAATAGGCTTGGCTCTCATCCATTAAATGTCCAACCTCAAAGCCTGTTAGGATACCCCTTAAAACGCCTCCAGAAGCCGTTGTAAAGCTTGAAATGCCCTGTCTGTGGGTATGACCACAGACTACCGACAAACCATGCCTCTTAGCCGATTCTAAGGCCGTTAAACCGCCTTGTGGCTTGATGCTCTGCTCATCGCCATGAACCATTACCCAACCATCGTGGAACTGGTATGGCTTGCTGTGGTATGTAATGCCTAAATCATCTAAATGCAAAAACTTTTCTATGGTCAATTCAGGTAGACCAATGAGCCCAGGCAGGCGCTTGCTTAGTGAGTTGTAAAGTCTTGCTCCATGATTGCTTCGGCTGAGATGTCTAACTTGGAGTTCGGCAAGAACTCGCACAGTTTCATCACGATCTCTACCAATGCTTCCCGACCACTCATCCCTACCTGTTGACCAGCGGCTAATTGTTTGGAAGTCAATTTCATCGCCCACACATAGAACGTCATCAGGCTTGTATTTTCTGATGAATTGGGCAACATTTTTAACAGCTTTCTTATCGTGGAATGGAACTTGTAGGTCTGAGATAACTACAATTCGCTTAATCGTCATCCTCATCTTCATCATCTTCATACGGCGAATGATTCGGATTCTGTATTACCCAATCGGGCAAGCGCAACTGTTCTTCAATATACCAGCGCGCCCTATCTTCACCATATCCAGCACGAACTAATGCCTCAAAACATTCAACAATTGATGCAGCCCAAATATCAATGGGTCGCAATATGTCTGTTGTTGTCTTGCGCGCAGCCGCCTCCTTGCGCTTACGTTTAGCGGCTTGTTCGCTTTTTGAGATTCTTCTTGCGCTCATGAGTAAGCAATTCTAGAACCATTGATTCAAGTTTATCTATGCGCGACACGATATTTGATGCTTCAAGTATTGAAGGCACTTCATGTCGGATAATATATCTAAGCCCACCGACAATGAGCGCACAGCAGGAAAGGATGGCAGCTACAAAGCCTGCCCATTCAGCAGGGCTCAACGCCGACCAAACGCCGTGTCGTTAGGGTTTAACCAACGAAGAATTACTGGAAGGCTCGCCACTAACGCTGCATTTACAATTGCAGGTGCATCCCAACCTACTGCCAAATAAGTTGCTATTGCTGCGGCTAAGAAGCTTCTTGCCCAACTTGCTGCTACTGCCTTTGCTTGCTCCATTTAAGGGCTCTCCTGTCAATATAGGGATTTGAAACATACTGCCATCTGTATCGCCCTTAGCAGTAAAGCTAATATGAATGTGTGTCTTATGTGGGTTTATGCCTGTGTATTTTCTCCACTTATAGTTTTTTTTCCAACTGGCAATTTTGCCGTTGAAAATAATGTAGCTGATTCTCTTATCAGTTCTGGCAAGTAGCCGTAACTGATCCGCCAAATCAAATGCTTCGGCTGGGTTGGATTGCAGATTAGCGTTAATGTCAATGGCACGAACAATGCCTTCAGCAGTTGGATTGTGATCGGACTTACGCGCTGCATGACGTTGATCACCGAGCCACCCCTCTGGTGCAATTCGACTTCTATCGGGCCACGAATCATCTATCTGCTCGCGTAATTGCTGACCAGCTTTGCACAGTTTAGGCATTATCTTTATAGATTATGCTTAAAGGCCAAGAGCCTTCAAATCGTCAGGTGTTAGGCCAAGGGCAGCCAATTTTGCTTCGGCTGCCGCTTTGTCTGCTGCTGCCTGTGCTTTCGCTGCTGCTGCTTTAGCTGTTACTTCCAAGCCAGATTCATAATCAGCCAATTCATCAGCCGTCATTTCTCGGACAAGAGTTTCACCTGTTGTGTGATCATATATTCCAATACTAGGATTTTGCGTAGCCATAAACTGTTACCACTCCTGTTATGTTTGTAGATGATGATTTTAGTAAAAATCCAGTATAAGTTCTGGCGGTATTAACTGAACCCCCAAAAATTGTAAAGCCGCTTAAAGTTTCATTTTCAGTATAAGTTCCTGTAATTGCTGCCTTTTCGCTGGAATTACCAACTCTCTGAATAACCAAATGACCGCTGCCCGTATTAACTGAAGTGCCAGTTGCTGTGCTAATAACAGCGGCAGATACACTGCTCCAACCTAATCCACCTTCAGCGCCAGATAAATCAAATGTTTCGCACCAGCCGTAATAAGTTCCAGTTTCTGTTGTAGGGCCAGCATAACGCAATTGAAGATATAAATCATCGGCGGCAGTAGCAGCAGAACAATCCTCTAATATAATTAAATAATTATCATAAGTAGATGTAAAAACTCCATCTATAGCCTGACTTGCAACATTTGAAAAAGCCGTGCGAGAAATAAAAGTCAAACCGCTTGCAGTAGCAACAGTTCCCCACTCTGGAGCTGTTGCCCCAGAATTAACTTTAAGAACCTGACCAGCAGTTCCAATGCCAAGTCTAGTAAAAGTATCGTTCGCGGTTCCATAAATTAAATCACCAGCAGCATTTATTGCCGTTGCCATTGTGTTTGTTACAACTGGAATTGGGCCCGTGCCGCTTGCTACTGAAATACCTGTGCCAGCTTGGACTTCCGTTACATCACCTGAAGCCAATGCCACCCAAGATGATCCATTGTAAACTTCAACAGAGTTTGTGTCTTGCAGATAAGACATCATGCCTTCAGCCAACACGCCGCTTAATGCAGTAGTGCGAGCAGTAGAGTTGGCAAACACCATAACTGTTTGCTCTTGTAAATACGTATTAACCTGAGCTGCCGTTAACACATCGCCTGTGTTAAAGAGCTTATATCCTGCGCCTGCCATTTGTTCTCCTTAGTAGCTCAGCACGTCTTCACCTAGTATACCCGATACATCGGAATCTAGGACAAAGCCTGCTAATAGTGGTTCGGTGGTGTATAGCGTAGTCATCCAGGATGACTTGGTAATGTCGTGATGGATAGCATTTACTAGGCTTGATTGAACAACGCTGGTAGAGCCTGGTGTGGACTTAGTAACTGTTACTCCATCAAGCAATTCTATATCTACCCCTGCCAATGGCTTATTAGGGTTGGCATCATCGTAAAGGTTAAGCTGAATGCTATCTATGCGCGTTTCTGGGTCTTTGCGTGTGGCAAGTATGCCCTTGGCTTGATCTAAAGCTTCAGCATTGGTCTGCACTAATATGCCTGAGCGTGTGCCCGAATGCAGGAAGAACTTATCAATTGAATCTTGGTCAAAAGCATTCTGAGCTGCGCCACCTAGGCGTGTAATCGTTACGTCATTTATCAGCGTTGTATCATCTAACGCAACTACTGCATTAGTATATGAGATGTCTGTGCCTTGATCGCTAAACTCATAGACAGGGAATGCTGGTGCGGCAATTAAATTATCACGGCTGACAAAGTCAAGCTTGCCATTCGCATCAATAAAGATACCGCCAAACTCGCTCTGCTCTACTGTAAACAAAGCTTCTAAGGCCGTTCTCGCCGTGCCTGGGTCAGCCTGAAGGGTAGAATCACCTGCATCTATACTCCGTAAGCTTATAGGCCATTCTATGTCATCTAATATGGCATTTACGCGAGCCCCTGAGAGCTGCACCCCTGAGCCTGCTACTGTGTCAATGGCTGAGCCTGCAAGCAACTTAAAACCATCTACGCAGCGCAAGGTAACTGTGCTCAGCTCATCATTGCCTTGCCTAAAGCCTGTGTCATAGTTAGTGATAAAACCTGAAAATAGAAAATAGTTTTGGCTGGCATACGTAGCATAAATGATGATCTGCCTAAGCGGAACAAGATTAGGGTAATATGCCCCTGTTGGGTTAGTCGGATTCCAATCGCCATTCTGATCATACAAAACTACATTGGCTGTGCCAGCTTCAAACTTAGATGTAATGCGATTGCGCCCACGCCTGATTGAAACCTGAGTTACCAAATCAGTTATCTCAACAGGCAATGTGCCTGAGCCAAGGGTATTTGTGCCTAATATGCCTTCAGTAGCGCTGCCTAAAATTAAGGGATTGATTTCAAAAGCGGTATCGCTGTCAAAGTCAACAAAGACACGTAGTGTAGGTGCTGGCATTAGATTGATATGCTACTAAATTGAGTGCTCTTACCTGAACGTTGATATTCATACTGAATGTCAGTTATCACTTCAGCCAAATCTTCGGCAGATACAACATTGCCTGCAACATTGACAGTAATCAAAGTATCGCCATTCTCTCTTGCACGGAATCTAGCAGGGTCAAAAGGAGAACCTGCGGAAATACCAGGTGTGTCAAAAAAGCCCATTGCTCGCAATCTAGCTTGCTCATCGCCTAAAGCATTGAGTGAGGTTGTAGTTAAAGCATTTGTAAGGGTGTCTATGTGTTCTTTAAGCAAAAAGTTAATGCCTGTGCCAGTATCAGTTGTCAAACGCATACTGGTTAAAGTGGCTATTTGGTCAGCGATTGTATTTGTTGAGATTGTAGGCGATACAGGGTTAAACGGATTTGGCACAAATATATTGCCACCATTATTTGCGCCATTATTGCCACCATTATTGCCACCATTGTTGCCGTTGTTGCCACCATTATTGCCGCTTACAACTGTTCCACCTGCTGCTACCGATGGCATATTCTTAATCTTGTTTGCAATAACATCAAGGTTAAATATGATCTTGCTAAGAATGTTGTCCCAATCCTCAAAAGGATTTTTGGCTTTAGGCAGGTTTTTAATACCTAAATCAACAAGTGCAGTTTTGGCTTGAGCATTGATAAGTTTTGCAATCACGTCTGTGATTGAATCCCCTGCCTTCATGATTACGCCAAGACTTGCTAGAGCAGGTGCGTTAATTGCTAATACTGCTGTGGAAGCCTTTTCGGCAGCTTCAGCCATGTCATTGTTAAGCGCAAGGAGAGCAACAAGGCGAAGGCGTTGCTCACCATCAATTTGACCTTGCAAAGCTGCAACAATCTGAATGTTTTCCATATCAAAGATTGTGCCAGCTCGCTTAAGTTGCAAAGCTTCTTTTTCGCGCTTTAGTTTTTCTCTTTCAGACTTAGCAGCTAATGCGGCTGCCTTCTTGCGATCTGCTTCAATCTTTTTCTGCAATGCTAATTGCTGTTTGTAATCATTTATATTGCCACGACTAACGCCAAAGTTTCCTCCCCTTGGGTTAGCTAGCTGTGCGCGTAATTCATCTAATTTTAATTGTTCTGCTGCATCAATGCGAAAACCTGTTGACAATAATGCCTTAGTGTATTCAATGGTAGTTCCAGCACGTCTAAAGACATCGCCTATTGCTTGACCAAAATTAACTAATTTCTGTAATCCATTGTCATAATCACCTGAGCCAAGCGATTCTAAAAACGCAATAAGTCCTGCGCCAATTTCCTCGGCTAAATCACCAAAAGCAATTTTTAGTTTATCTATTTTTCCAGCGTATGTGTTGGCGTTGTTTTCGGCTGCACCGCCAAATTGTTCATTTAAGGCTGCTACGCTTTTTTCAAATCCCATTGCTTCCAGTTCAGCAGTTGTAAAAGCTGTTTGCAATTTACCTAGCGAAGCAAAATTGCCATTATATGCACGACTTAATGCAACTGTAACTGACGTTAAATCCCTACCTGTGCTGGTTGAAACATCCATAGCAAGGTTTAACAAGTTCATAGATTTCTCAGCACTAAGTGTTGTGCTAAGTAGGCCAGCAATAGCAGGTGATAATTCGTCTTTGCTTATGGCTGTTGCTTTTTCACTTGCTTCTAAATAATCTTCGACTGCTTTAGTGTTATACGCTAGACCTAAATTGCGTAAACTTGCAGCTAGTTTATTGGCTGCGCGATCTTCTTCAGCGAATGCAACAACTGAACGCTTTAATGCTTCAACGCCAGCAATAGCAATAAATGTGCGCTTGGCTGTGCGAGCTAGATTATCAAACTTTCTATTTAAGCTTGTTGTGCGTTTTTCAGCAGCCTTAAATCCTTTGTCCTTAAACTCGGAAGCAATATCAATGCGAATGTTTGACATTAGGCTGCCCTTCTAACTGTTGACCTTGACTTTAATGTTCCAGCAGCCTTAGCAATTGCCTTCATTGTTGCATCTAAAGCTTTGCCATTGTTTTCAGCGTAGGCAGCATATAGTAAACGCCCACGGAATCGGCTCTTGCTGTCATAACGTTTTAATGGCCCAACGCCATTCATAGCACCAACAAAAATGCGACCAGCATTAGGGTTGTTTGAATTGCCAATGTTTTTGTAGCTTTCACCATATTTACGATCTGCAATCTGCCTTCTACCAAATGGGCTTTGACTTCCAGCAGTTTCCACAATTGCGCCCACGGCTGATTTGTTTAGCAAAGAATATAGGCTGGCAAAACCTTTGCTGTTTGCTTTCTTGCGCGCAATCGAATAGGTCAAACCGCTTCTAATTTCTCCCGAATTGTAAAGTGGGAATGCGCGCCGACCCGTAACACGGCTAACTGGCTCTCGGCCTTTATCATTCCAATTATATAAATTGCCAGGTGCTTGACCTGGCACTTTAGCCTCAGCATCTTTAACAACTTCTTTTAGCG